AAAGCTGCTAGTAAATTGATTGTGGGAGTTGAAGGAAAGCATCGTGCTGGCATGAGAAAAACAAAAAAGAAAACACTTGGCGCAGCAGATACCGATTATGGAATGGCCACCAAAAAAGGAGCTATGGGTCTTTACAAAGGTAAAATAAAAGCCTTAGAGAAATCTCATAAGGAAGCAATCCAAGAGCGTGGAAAAGCGATGGTAGCCCATGCACGCAAACCAGATAGTGTATCTAAAAAAAGAAAAGAGGCCGCACGAACAAAGATTCGCAATTTAGGCAAGAAAATTAAGGGTGTAAAGAAAGACTATCGAGAGGCTGAGAGGGCAGGAAAACCCGGAGGTTGGTTTGAGCGGGAAATTTCTGAATGGCGCAAAGCACTGAGGAGTCAATAATGGTACAAGGTTATGATGCATAATGGTACAAGGTTATGATGCACGTTTGGATGAATCCCTTGGCGAGAAGCGAGGGAAAGAATCCACTAAAAAGCAGTCCTATAAATCTAGGCGCGCTGAGTCTAGGGGTAAGAGCAAAACCAAAGCAAAGGGAGAGCGATCTCTTCCTCCCACGAATCCCAAGGGTAATAGCCACTCTGGTAAAGCCATCTTTAAGGATTACCAAAGTACGGCCCCAGGTAAGCCAACTGAAAAACCGGGGGCAGCACCTTCTAACACAGGGCCTGTAAATGTTCCAGGTGGGGGCGTCTACGGCAAGAAAACTGCAGAGGTGGGGCGTCCTAAGGGGCGTATACCTTACTACTGTTAGGAGCAGTTTATGGCGGAACCAACAACCTCGGGAACAACGTCATTCTTTCCTGCTGTAGATGAAATTATAGAGGAAGCTTATGACATGCTTGGAGGGGAGCCTCAACTGGGGCATGATCCTGTAAGTGCGCGGCGATCTCTCAATCTTCTTTTCATCGACATGCAAAATAGAGGTGTTCCCCTCTTTGCACAGGATCAGCAAACCTTGTCGCTTGTTGCTGAACAGGTAGCCTACACTCTTGAGGCCGATACAGTTGACCTCCTTGAGATAGCCTTGAGGAAAACCAGCAACTCTGTAAATACCGATACACAGCTACAACGCATAAGTATGCAGGAATATTTAATAATTCCCAATAAGGCTAATCAAGGAAGAACTGCTCAAGTTGCCCTAGATCGTCAAAAAATTCCAGTCCTCTATGTTTGGCCAGCCCCCCAGGCATCCACAACCGACTCAATACTTTACTGGAGGATAAGACGCCTAGAAGATATTACAGCCAGTTTTCAACAGGTCGATTGGGTATATCGTTATCTTCCTGCCATCACCTGTGGACTAGCCTACTATATGGGATTCAAAAGATTTGGTGTTGCACCTGATAAGTTAAACTTCTTAAAGATGTCTTACGAAGAAAAGCTACTACTGGCATTAGAATCAGATAGAGAACGTGTTGACCTAAAAGTTTTACCTCGTTTAAGGGTTCTATAATGGCAACAGGGAAATACGCTTGGTTTATCTCAGATCGATCTTCGTTTCGTTTTAAGTATAGAGATCAGGTAAGAGAACCAGGAACGGGATATAGAGTTGGTCCTGGAGAGTCTGATGGTGTTTATAACTTGGTAACTAGTCCACTTAATAAAGCTCCAGACACTAAAGATAATCCGGCTTTGAAAAACCCGAGACCTGATGTAGTATTAGTAACTATAGGGGATAGCTCTTGGACTCCCTCTATGACCACCAACACTAACAATTAAGGTAGGAGAAAATGAAGCAAAAAACTAAAGTAGGTAGCCACTGGGATTGGTCCTGCTATGACTACAAGGGTAATCTTAAGTGGAAAGAGGATTATGATAACCTTGTTGTCAATGAGGGTCTTAATGATCTTTTGCAGAAATATTTTAATGGCTCAAGTTATACAGCAGCGTGGACGGTAGCACTTAAGGCGACTGGCACTGTTTCTGCTGGCGACACAATGGGTACTCATGGCTTTACAGAAATCACTGCTTACAGTACAGCAGGGGGAGCTACTTCGGCTGCAGTAAGACCAACGGCTGTCTTAGCTTCGGCATCTTCGCAGTCAGTTGTAACTTCTACAGCAGCGGTATTCTCTGTAATTGCTTCAGCTTGTGTAGCAGGTGGCTTTTTGACCTCTGGCACAACGGTAGCAGGTGATGGCGGCGTTTTATATGGTTCTGGAGACTTTACAGCCATCAGGACTGTAATTGACGGGGATGTGATTAATGTAAGTCTTACGCTTACAGCATCTGCAAGCTAATGAGTCATGCCAGTAGCTTATACAGGGTTCGGATCAGGACCTTATGATGAACTCACATATGATAGGTCATGGGTTACAGCATTTGTAACCTTAGGGGTATCTGTAACTGATGTCTATGCCCCTAATGTCTATAGTAATGTTAGGATAACTTTAGATACTGCCGTAGAAGCTATAAAGGCTGCAGACGGCTATTTCTATACGAGCCTTGCTCTGGGGATAGGAGCAGCACTTCCCTTTGTATCCATTGGTGGAAACTATCAAGGCCGACTAACATTTGGGGCTGCCCTCGCTGAAGAACGTACAGGTGCAACTGAGTATTCTACTAGCATATCTTTTGGTGTTTCACTTAATGATGCCCTATCAGAAATCTATTATGTAAATGATACTGTTACCTTAGGTACAAGCCTTACAGATTCTATTACCGCAAAAGTTACTTTTAAAGATACTGTAACTTTAGAAAGCGACTTTACTTATACCAATACCGCTGCAGTTACAGTCAATAGCGCCTTAACTTTCTCAACTGGTTTTGTTGTATTTGTAAGCAGCACGGGACGTTTTTTAGATCAGTGGACTTCGGTAAGTGATACGGCTAGTGAGATTTGGACTTCTGTGCCACTTGGGTTCAGCTAGGGAGGATGATAATATCTAACTATGGCTTTAACTTATACAACGCTTCAAGATCAGATAAAGAATACTGCCGAGGATGATTCGACAGAATTTTCTGATTCTATTCCTAGCTTTATTCAAAGGGCAGAATCTCGCTTGGCCCGAGAACTAGATCATCCTGAGATGGCGGGCCACTTTGAAACTACCCTAGCCTATGGAGACCCCTTTGTTACTAAGCCTTCTAATATGCTGGCACCCTTAAATTTTTATGTTACCAACGCTGGAAGTCGCATAAAACTTCTCTTAAGGACCGAAGAATATATTGCAGATTATTGGCCCACAAGAACTTCTGTAGGTGTGCCTAAATATTATGCCAACTATGGGGGAGATCGTTTCATTATTGCTCCTGCTCCCTCAAGTACCAATGCTGCTGAAGTGGCCGTAGTAATACAACCAGCAACCCTATCTGCAAGTAATGAAACCAACTTCTTTACTGATAAGTGCTTTGATGCTCTATTCTTCGCTTGTATGATAGAAGCCTATATGTTCCTAAAAAATTATTCAATTCTTGAGGTTTGGAACTTTAGATATATGCAAGCTATGCAGTCTCTTCAGAATGAGGGTAGGCGCACGAGACGTGATGATGAAGAGTTCCCAGCTTCACCAGCAGGACCAAATACCCTGACAGGATTAACATCAGGAAATATAGTGCAAGGAGGCGGAACATGAACGGCATAAACGCAATCCCTAGAACTCATAACGGTGAGGGCCTAGCCTATATTTCACCTGGAGAGGCTATATGGCTCAGACAAAGGGGCGGTGGCGTACCTCCAAATGATCCCTCAGGACAAATTACGAAATTTGGTATTCCAAGTTTTGAAGCTCCCAATTGGTTGACCAGTGGAGCCCAATATCGTGATCCAAACAGCCCTCTCTACGGGGGTCCACCATTAACAACAACACAAATAGCACAAAGGGCACCAAGACCCGCAGTAACTAGTGTTGAAGAAGAACTAGATGAGCCAAATGTACCTACTGAAGAAGAGATTGCGGAAAGACAGGAGAAACTAGATCAAAGAATACTTGCAGGTAGGGACCGCTATCTTGCTGCACTAGCCTCTCTTGGTTATGGACCACCGCAAGCCCTATATGGTGAAACATCAACTGGGGAACAACTATTTCCAGAGGGTAGAACTGGTGAACAAATACCAGCTTGGAGCGGATTATTTGGCAGCCCGGCAGGAGAATCCATAAGGGTAGCTCTTGGCTCAGATCAACCTGCTCAAACTGAGCAACCCTCTATTGGTCTTCTTGCAAGAGTTGCCGCTGAAGCAAATAAATTCAGACCTCAAGAGCCAACAGAATCTCCACCACAAACTGCTGCTCATGGGGGCTTAATTGGGCGCTATGATCTTGGTGGACTTGTAAATTCTATGATGCTTCAGGCAAGTAGAAGCAGAGATAATATTCCCTCTAATATGGTGCTTTAATGGCTTCTACCTTTACAACTAGAATCCGCCTTGAAAAGCAAGGTTCCGGGGAAAATGCTTCTACATGGGGCGATAAACTCAATGATGCTGTAATTGACCTAGTTGATTCTGCAGTTGGGGCAGTAACTTCAATTGATCTTGGAGGGGTTGGAAATGCCTATACAGTATCAACAGGAGATGGTGTTGCTGACGAAGCTAGAAGTGCAGTTCTTTATTTTCATGGCTCTTGCTCAACGGCTGTATCCATAACAATTCCCGCTGTTCAAAAAACATATATCCTTGATAATCAAACATCAGGTGGTTTCAGCATAAAATTAAAACCTGCCGGTGGTTCAGAAGGCACCATACCTAATGGTCAAACCACCATAATTTATACTGATGGAACTGCAGTCACAAATCTTCTAGAAAATCTTACTGGGATGACGAGGGTTTCCGCAAGTCTTGGTTCCTTTGCTTCTATTCAAGCTGATGTAGTTAATGTTTCAGCAAGTCTTAGTACTACCAATATGGTGGCCGCCACAGGCTCTTTTACCACAAAAGTTTCTGCTGTTGCCTTGGAAGTCTCAGGGGCTACCTCTCTTGCTTCAGCATCTTTTTCAGGGGATGTACAAGGAACCACTGCAACCTTCACAGGAGCAGTATCTTGCTCAACTATTTCAGGCGATGGTTCTGGCTTAACGGGTGTAGCGGGTGTCCCCAGTAATTATTTAACTGGAATGATCCTATCAAATGATTCAGATTCAGATCATGACATAAGTATCAAAGCGGGAATAACAAAGAATTCCACCAACGCTAGTGATCTTGAACTGACTTCAGCCATCGTTAAACAAATTGATGCTACTTGGGCTGATGGTACAGGTGCAGGGGGACTAGCAGGGGGTGTAACCTTATCAGCTAATACTTGGTATCATCTACATGCAATCGCAGTCACCGCTGGTACAGATGCTGGTTTTGATACTTCTCCGGTGGCAGCCAACCTAATTGCAAATAATGATGCCTCTGCTTACCGCCGAATTGGTGCTGTATATACGGATGGCAGTAGCAATATAAGAGCCTTTAATCAGACTGGTGATAAATTTCTATACGATAGTCCCATCTTATCTTACACCTCCATAAATATTGGCGCTACCAGTAGAACTACTCTTAATTTGCAAACACCTGTATCAGTATCTACTGAAGCCATATTTACACATTTTCATTTCGGATATTTTGCTGAAGCTTTGTATGCGTATCGTCCCTTATCAATGACTGATGTTTCAGTTGTAGATAATGGAACCAATACTGCGCCTACCTCTGCTGCTATGGGAACCTTACCTGCCTTTGGTGCTGGCTATGTTGAGTTTGGTGATAATGCTAGATTAAGAGATTTTGCATGGCAGGTAGTATGTGAAACAAATCTTAGTAGTCAAATCGGAGTGCGTACTCAGGCAACTGGCGGGTCAGCAGATGGCGCTCCCAGTAACGCTTTCCAGACTACTGGTTGGTATGACACTAGAGGCAAGGATGGCTGATGTCTACCGACACCATCACACAAAGGATAAGTTTTAACCCTACAATCTCAAGAGAAGCCACTCAATATTCTGAAGAGGGCAACTGGTTCGACGGGGATAAAATAAGATTTCGTAAAGGTAAACCTCAAAATATTAGAGGCTACCAAAAGAAAATTACACAAACTTTGGCTGGTAAAGGCCGAGACATAATTACCTTTAGAAGCCTGGATGATAAAAGATATATCTCATGGGGAACTGAAAGTCTTCTTCATCTTTATTATGGTGGTGAAGTATATGACATAACACCTGTTTCCGCCTCGGTTTCCTTAGCCGCAGGAAAAGTGACCACCTCTACAACTTCCTTTTTTGTGCATGTATCTAACGCTGGTCATGGCAGAACAGTTGGAGATTATATATCATTTGTATCTTCATCGGTTCTAGCTGGGGTAACTCTTCAAGGAAATACCTATAGAATTACAAGTACACAGGCTAACACTTTTGATGTTTCGGCTCAAAATTCAGCAGACTCTAATACTTCTAATGGCGGAACAAGTTTTGTATTCTATAATATAGCCAGTGGAGTCTCTATTTCTTCTCCCGGTCTTGGCTATGGAGCAAATACTTACAATACTGCCAGAGCTTCAGTTACAGTAGGTGGTGTAGTAACCTTAGGTGGTTGGGATGCTCCTGCAGATGAATCAGCTATTACCTTTGATATACGACAATGGTCTTTAGATGTCTTTGGAGAAAATCTTTTAGCCACTATAAGAGGAGGTCGAATTTATCAGTGGGTACAAGATAATGGACCTAATGTAAGAGCAATAGAAGTTGCTACTACTACCACAGCAGGTGTAAGCACAGGAGTTCCCCTCAAAAATAATTATGTTTTAGTTTCTCCTAGAGATAGACATGTAATCTCCTTAGGTTGTACAGACTTGACGGGAGTTTTTGATCCAATGATTTTGCGTTTTTCGGATCAAGCCAATATCGATGAATGGAGTCCTACAGTATCAACTACGGCAGATCAAATTCGTCTAGGTGATGGCAGCAAACTTATAAGTGGAGTAAAAACTCGTGACGCCATCCTAGTTTTTTCAGATACAGCCGCATATGCTATGCAATTTGTTGGACCTCCCTTCACCTTTAATGTTGATTTAATTGGATCAAATTGCGGAATTATAGCGCCCCATGCAGCCACCGCAGATAATGATATTGTATTTTGGATGGGCATCGATAACTTCTATATGTATGATGGTAGTGTAAAGGTACTTCCTTGTTCAGTTCGCAACTATGTCTTTGCAGATATAAATTTTACTGAACTAGACAAAGTTTATGCCGCAGTAAATCAAGAGTTTCAAGAGATTATATGGCTTTACCCGAGTGCCGACTCAAGTGAGTGCAATAGATATGTGATATTTGGAAGAGGTGATGGTACCCAAATAGAGCCGCCCTATTGGGCATATGGTACTGGAATCTTTTCTGCTTGGGCAGATAGAAACATCTTTGAAGTAATACATACGACAGGAACTTCAGTATCCTTGGGAGATCAATTCCTCATAGAGAATGAACCCAAGAGTGTCTACACGGCTGATTCTAAGGCTATGCAGTCATACATAGAAAGTACCTACTTTGATATTCCCTTTGGTCCTGCGGTCCCCAATAATCCTGAAGGTGACTTCTTAATATATATGGATCGTATTATTCCTGATTTTGAATTTGAAGGAACCAATGCGCAAACAAGTATTCGTCTAACTACCAAGAGGTTTCCACAAAGTGAAGCTTCAACAACAAAGGGACCCTACACTATCAAAGCTTCGACACAAAAGATATCTTTGCGTGTTCGGGGAAGACAGGCTAAAATAAGAGTTGATGCAAGTATTGAAGGAACTAGCTGGCGTTTAGCTGATTTGAGAGTTGATGTTCAGGCGGACGGTAAACGATGATCTTTCCGCGCTTAACATCTAACCAAAATGTTCTTAGGTGGGCAACTCAACTTGTTGGTGTCTTAGGAAAAAACAGAGATGAAATATTCTCTTCCTTCACTAGGCAAGATACGGGAGGAACAATAAGGTTGAATGGACGAATTCAAGTAAATCAAAATATTACTAACCCTGATGTTGCTGCGGATGATAGAGAAGGTGAAATAAGATATAATGCTGCCACAAGTAAATTTCAAGGGTTTGATGGAACTTCATGGCAGGACTTCCACTGATGACTGAATTTAACATAAAAGCAGGAGGCTTTAAGGGATACGCTAATTTAAATTTTGACCTTGAGAATATGATTTTGTCTGTAGCAGATAAATTTGATGAGAAAATTACTGGTAATGTATCTGAATTTTATAAACAAAATAAAAACTCTTTATCAGGACTATTAGGCTTAGGAAAATTGGGTCTAGGTAAAAGTGTAGACCCTCCTCTTTATGAAGAAGGACCACACAGTTTTGGCATCAAAGATTTAAACTTAGAGGGTTGGCCTACAGGAGTATACGAATACAATACAGACGACTTTAATTTAAAAGCTGAAGTTGGCCCAGAAGGAGAAGGTTGGATGGCAGGATTAAGAGGTACTTACAATTTTGCGGGGGGAGGACTCAGTTCCCTTAATCGCATGAATTGGGGTGCATTCTAATGCCTTGGCCACTATTTGTTATAGGCGCTCTTATTGGGGCTGGCGCTGGTTATATGGCGACAGGTGATGTTAAAGGAGCCTTAATAGGTGGCACTCTTGGGGCTGTCACCGGAGGTATGGGTGGTGCTCTTATGGGTCCTGTTGCTGGTGCTACTGCAGGTACTGCTGCTGCTACTACTGGCGCTTTAGCAGGGACTACTGCTGCTACTACAGGTGCTACTGCTGCAGGTCTTGCCGCTGCTACTCCTGTTTATGCCAGTGGTATTACCGCTAGTGGTCTTGGTGCTGGAGGGATGGGAGGAGGAGCATTAACTGGTACTGCTATGGGTACTGGGGCGGGACTTGGTTATTTAGCTCCAATATCTTCAAGTGGAGGAGGTTATCCTGCTATGAATTTCGCGCAAAGACAAGCAGCAAGTGCGCCTTATGTAACAGGAGGAAAACAGGCTGCTGCAAGAACAATTGATACTAGTGCGTTAGGACAATCGGTACAAGAAAGTCTTGAAGAAGATCGCGAAGTATCTATTGATTCTAGAATACTTCCTTCGTTTGAATTCGGAGGAGGTGGAGGAGGTTCAATCGAAGATGAATTGGCCTTAGCTGCCGCAAACATGAGGAAAAGAAGCACTAGAACTCCTCCAGGCTTAAGAAATATACCACCCTTTAGAGCAGCAAGAGGAGGAATTATGCAAGTACCTTCTGGCTCTCTTACAGGAGGTCAATTAATTGGCCCAGGGACCGGAACATCTGATAGTATTCGATCTTCTATCTTTCCTGATATTGCATCAAAACTTGGCGCTTCCAGTTCTCTCCCAGGTAAGGGACATTCAGTTCAACGAGCGGCCCTATCGGATGGCGAATATGTTTTAACTGCTAAGGCTGTTGAAGGTTTCGGTAAGAAAGCAGGTGCACCACCAGGACAAGAACGTGAGTACGGAAGCAAACTACTAGATAATGTAATGAATCAGATGCAAAGAGTATGATCACAGAAGCAACTTTGAATGACATATACCCACAATACAAACTACTAAGAGAAGCAAAGAAAGGATTTGGATATCCTACACAAGAACACAACGCAGAAAAAGCTATCGATCAACTAAGCATTAGTGCTAATCAAGGGCTTAATTTTTTAGCTAAAAAAGACGGGAAAATAATTGGATGTATGGTTCTATGTTATGATCAACTATGGTTTTCAGATGAAACCTTTCTAGTTGATTTAGCTTATTACGTTGATGACAATCACAGGAAAAGCTCAGTAGCAGTAAGATTATTACACAAAGGGAAAAAGAGAGCGAGAGAACTAGGATTACCCCTACACATCAGTGTAACATACGGTACTGACGTGGAAAGAAAAGAAAAGTTCTTTTTGCGTCATGGTTTTGAAAAAATAGGTGGCAATTACTTATTGAGGTAAGAGATGGGAAAGAGTAGTGGCGGTGGTGGTGGTGGCGCGCCATCGGGATCGCAAACAATCATACAAGATATAGCAGAGCCTTTTAAGAGTTTTGCTACAAGGTCTTTAGAGAGAGCAGAGAGATTACAAGGACTTCCTAGTGTTCCCTTTACTGGTATTGCAACTGCAGGACCAACACCCGATGAGCTTGTTGCCGCACAGGCCCTTCGCCAGCGTTTCATGGAAGCCGATCCTCTTACTGAACAAGCCTTAGGTCTTCAAGCAACTGCTGCTGATCCCATCACAGCCCAAAGCATTGAAGCAAGGCGCAATCCTTTTGATGCCTTAATTGCCCAAGAAGCCTATAGAAGGTTGGACGAACGTGGTCAAAGAGGACTACAAGATTTGCGTGCCCGCGAGGTTGCAGCAGGAGGTACGGATCGTGGTAGAGGAGCAGTTGAGGCAAGTTTGCTAAGACAGCGACAAGAAGATCAGGAGCGCCGGATAGGTATTGAATCAGGACAAAGGTCATTTACAGAAGCTTCACGATTAGCAGAAGCCGACAGACAAGCACGAGGAGACACCAGTATAGGAATATCTAGACTGCTAGGAGAAAGACAAGCTTTGCAGAGGCGTGATATTGATGATCTCCTGAAGGTGGGGGCGCAATTCCGTGAGCAATTCATTCAACCGGGAGTTGATTTAGAACGCCAACAATTTGCAGAAGAGCGTGGTCCCGCAGAATCCCTTTGGCTTTGAGCAATTTTTCTCTGGCATTAGAGCAGCGGCTCCGACACCTACAATTCAAACCACTCAACAATTTAAACAAACGCCATCAGGCTTATCGCAAATAGCCCCCATCGTCGGCGCTGGCATAGGTGTAGCCGGTCAAGCGGGTGCATTCCGGGCAGAGGGCGGAGAAATAAATTTTGATGAGGGAGGTATCGCTTCTTTCCAACGAGGCAGAGGCGAAGATATACCGCGTCGGGTTTCTGAACGAGGGTCGGATATATCTGAAAAGTTAGCTAAATCTGCTGAAAGCTCTACTTTAGCTGTTCTTAATGAAACTAAAAATGTACGAGAAGCCCTTGATAATTTTGAAGAAATGCAAGATTTAGCCTTGGAATCTGGTTTGACCATGGATTGGATATATAAAACAATTGATGTGGGAGATCAGAGAGCAAAACAAAGTTTTTTAGATGAAGGAGGAAATCGGTTTACTATTCTCAAAAAATATCTTCCCTTTACCGAAGCGTGGAGATCTTCAGCAAAGATTCGAGCAACAGAAAGAGGATCTAAAACATTAGCCAATATAATCGAAAAAGAAACAGACAATATAGTAAATGACATAGAAAGTGTTTTTGGAGGGATATCTAGAGGCTTATTCTCTAGTGAAATGGACAGAACGCCTGCTGAAAGACTTATGAACGTCCCCCGCACCTTGTATGCCAATGGT